GCCATATCGTATTCGAAAGGACTGTGCCTCGTCAACCTCTACATATCGTAAAGTGGACGGCTTTACTCTGTTGGGGGTTTCATGTCAAGCATTTTTTATCTTGACTCACGCTTCCGTTTGGTTGTCAAGGTTCTTTTTGCGTTTTTCGCGGTTTTTTCGGTTGGCTGCGCGTCCACGCGAGTGGCTAATGAAGTAGTCCGTGTGTTGCGCGTGAATTCCGACCTGATGTGCCCTGACGGAGCGCCCGTGAAGTTGTTTCAAGACCCGCGATGCAAGTCTGGCTTGTGCGGCTACACCTGCGCGCCTGAACGCTGGCGACCGTGAACCTCTTTACGATCCAAAGCACTTACGGTTCAAAGAGACTACCTGCCTCTTGGCGCAGACATCGTTTGCAGCGGCGCGGCGAATTGGTGTGGAACTTCGAGCGGCGGTGTTCCCCACAGCGCGCACACCAGTAGGGCCGAGAGCACGGGCAGTGCGGAACGGTGCCGAGACAGCGTTCGCAGCGTTCGAGGCCGACGCCATCACGATACGTCGTCTGTTTCGTACGTCTCGGCTCGTGGATCATCATCTGGCACCACGTACCACTCTGTGTTTTCGTCTGTGATGATGTTGTAGTGGCTGCGCACTTTCCCATCGGCGTCAGGGACGCTGAACGCTCCCGCCTTAGTTGCTCCGAGCAGCATCTCGTACCGACTGAGCGACGTCATGGCCGTCCGCACGCGTCCGAGCGGAGACAAAGCGCGTCGTCACATCGCTCGATTGACTGTCGGCAGTCATCGGCGGATCGTGCCGGCTGTCCGCCTTGGCAATCAGAGCTGTGATGTAGGCTTCGAATTCTTGGGCTTCTACGTCGGCTGGATCGGTTGAGTTGCGGAACTCCCGATCGACCGTCAGTTGATAGCCCTGCATCCGCTCAAAGACCTGTTTGAGCGCGATCAGTAACTCCACTTCCAATGGTGTCATCGTTTGGATCGTGTCGTTCACGCGTTGACACATCGCCTGATGGCCGCGGAGCGCCGCCTCGCGTGACGTGTAGCGATCCATCTCCCCATCGAGGACACCGCCGAACACCAGTGTTTCCCACAGAATGGGCGGCCCCTTCCCGAAATAGTTGTGATCGAGCCCGAGGAATACCGTGGAGACGCGTACGCGTGTTCCATCTGCGTCGTTGCCTTCGTCTAAATCTTGTGCGACGCGGCGCCGGTCGCTCTCGTAGAAGCGCGCCCATTCGGTCAGATCTTCGCAGGGCTGCGGATTGTCGTGCTCATCGAGGATATAGCGATCCGTGGCCATCTACTTTGCTCTTGCGAGGGGCATGAAGAAAACTGAAAATTCACTCAAATGTAGGCCGCTGAAAGAATCGACGGCCAGACGCATCCGGTTCCGCGAGATGGTATCTCATGTCGAGCGGTGGCATCGTCGGCGTCGCGCGTACTTCGAGCTGACGACAGAATTCGCTCAGCGGGAATCCGAAGATCCGCGCGAGCCGTTCGTAATAGCCTAAGCCGTCGTTGCGTCGTTTACCCGACAACATGAAACTGATCGCGCCTTGGGTGATGCCCAATTTATGCGCTAATTTACGCTGCGACCATCCCTTCTCCAGCAGTAGTTCGCGGACCCGATCAGTGAGCGCCTGTGAGAGTGTCACTTGCTTTTGTGCAGGAAGCGGCCCAAGTTTCGATGGGGATGCGCAACGTGCTGCGGCTTCCCTTTCTCGCTGCCGCTGGCAAAATCGTGGAGTTGCTGATGGGTAAGTGTGGCGCGCAGTTTTTGCGCCTTTGGGAATTGCGCTCCGTGTTCCGCTGCTTGAAATAATCTCTGCTGACTTTTTGACTTGCTCGGGCTCATTCGTAATTCCTCACTGAAGGCTCTTGGCCAGCTTGGCCACATCGGCGCAACAGCGCGCCACGGTGACGTCGCCGGCGGACCACTGTTCACACAGCAGAACTAATTGCTCGGTGATCTCCGCGCGAGCGGTGTCGAGAATCGCCTCAATCTCGGCGCGGCGCTGGGCAAACTCCACGCTCGGCCGGCTGGAGGGTTTTGATGCTGGCGGCGGCGAGACAGCCGGTAGCGTGGCCTTGGCGCGTTGGCGGGCCTCCCGTGCCTGCGCCCGCTCGGTAGCCAAGCGTTCCATGACGGCCGTGCGCCGATCGATGGCCTCCACCTTTTTTGTTTCGAGCGCAAGCCGCTTCGAGACGGCCTGCCCCCCGAGGGCGAACGACCGGAAGGCCGGCGCGAGCTTCGCCATCTACCGATACCATCCGGTTTCCGCGAAGGCGCGAATCTTGGCCAAGTCGCGTTGCTGATCGGGATGGAGTGCGTCGTATTCTTCGGCCGTCATGGTCCGTACTTGCATTCCGGCGCCGTAGACGAGCCGCTGACCGCACGCCATGCACCCGGTGATATCGCCGATCTCCGGTCGCCCTTCCCCACCGCCCACGAGCCCTGCCGCGTTGATCACATAGCCGCATTTCGGGCACATCGACGTCGGCACGATGGCGAAGGGCAACTCGGCCATGTTCACCTCAGAGTGGGAGCCCGTCGCTTCGCTTCGCGCCATTGCCGTAGCCACGGAGGTGGCCCCACTGGCTCGTGGTGCACATCAGGATATACCCGCGCTGATCGCCTTCATCCTCACTGATCGCGTACGGATTGTCGGGCTGGTCATCGAACTGATCCTGTGCCGAACACTCGAACACCGTCAACGCGTAGGGCTTCGCGGTCCCGGTGCGCAACGATTGGCCCATGTCGCCCTTGCCGGTGTCGCGCCCGTGCTCGTCGCCGAAGTAATCAAGCGTGTCACACAGGCGGTCTTGGTACTCCTTGCACAGCATTCGGGTGTTGCCCTGATGATGGCCGCCGCTCAAGTAGTAGCGCATCGCGTACCACCACGAGAAGCGGTCATGCACGTTCATCGTCTGGTATGCGTCGCTCCACACTTCCCCCCCGTCGCGCCACCACGCGAGCGCTTCGTTGACCCAATGCGTGTAGAGCGGGATCTCCTTCGGGAGCTTCGCCGCCACGTCGGCAATGATCGAGATGATCGGATTGCCGGGCACGTTCCACTGATCCATCTGCCAGCCGACGCACGCCAGATCGATGCAGCCGGCGTCGAGCAGCTTCTTGATGTAGGGGTCGAGCACCGGCCCCCAGTACGACGCGTCGGCATCGCGGCGGAACTCAGGCAGCTCGTTGGCGATGAACCAGACATCGGAGAGTAGGCCGAACTGTTCGCGCGCTTTTCTGGTGAGCGCGATGAACGACTCGATCGAATGGCCATAGCCGAGCGCGTGGCCCATCGAGCGTTGCAGATGCGTGTAGCCGTAGGACGCGTACCAGTCGAGGAACTCGTTTTGAATATCCTCCGGGTAGTTGTCGAGCAGACACGCCATGATGCAGTCGGGGTTAGCGCCGTTGCTGCCCGGCACGACGGGCGCGCCTTTGACGCGCAGGCCGCAGAACTGGCCGCGGTAGAAGTCGAGCGTGCGGCCGGCCGGCGGCGTGAACGGGAGCACAGACTTGTAGTCCTGCGGCTCCGGCCACGTGTCGAACGCGCTGCGCCGCATGGTGGGCAAGGAGGGGGCGAGCGGGCTCCGGCCACCGCCACCGCCGGCGCCAGAGGGACTCGCGCTGAGCGACAGGATGCTCATGCCGACTCCACGATCCGGAAACCGACGACCGTGGGACCGGCCGGGTCGGTGCGATAGACGAGGAACTCCGCGCAGCGATCCGCCCAACACCACGGCGAGTCGGCCTCCTCGCCCGGCCGCAGATCGCGGATGAGGCCGCTCGGTTCCACGACGAGCGCGAGCCCGTTCTCGGAGTAGCAGATCGTCCGGCCGGGCGCCCGCACGGAGGGTTGATAGGTGCAGGGGACGAGTTGCGCGGTCACGTCGCTGACATTGACGCGGTAGCAGGGCATAGGCTCTCCCGATGGATGTCGTGGCGACGGGGGGATTGTACCGCCGCGCGCAAGACGATCACGTACCGCACTACGTGGCAGGTGTTCGCAGGGCGGGCTTGCCGAGCGCCCGGTGCATGTGGCGGGCGTCGTTGCGGTGGCCCTCACGGCGCCATCGGAGCAGCTCCCAGCACTTCAGGGCGACCGACTCCGGACAAATCGCGTCGGTGAGCTGTTCTAGCTCGGCGTCATCTAACCCCAGCCAGTAGGGATCGCTGGCGCGAGCGGGAATAACGCGGCGTCGCCTCGTGGTCTTTTTGGGCCGCATGTCGGAGCACCCGTTCCGCCGCGCGAAAGTACCACACTTGGTCTTTCGCCGGCACCATGCCCCACAGGACCGCCGTGCGCTGGCGCGCGTCGCAGTCCGCAAAATAGATGCAGGCGGCGAGTCGGTCAGTGATCGCGTTGGGCTGTTTCATCACGTGACGCACTACGTGGCAGGTAATCCCCGGTTCTCGGATCCGGAGTATATGCCCCTTTTCTGAGAAATATTTCTGAGAAACTTTCTGTGAAATTTCTACAACTTCTGTGAAATCTGGTAAACTCGGCCATATGTCTATCCTTGATACCGACCATGAACAGTGGCTCACGAAACAACAGGCGGCCGACCAGCTCGGCGTCACCACAAAAACGGTGGAAGCCTACGCGCGAGAACATCGGATGCGCTGTGTCCCGAACTATAAACGCCAGACCGGCGGCGCCCGTATTACGATTTTTCACCCGGAAGACGTGAAGACTCTCGCCGACGCACGACATTCTGGCACCGTGCCTGACGCCGTGTTGCCGGCCCCGCCCCTGACCGTGGGTCGCGTCGTGTCCGTCTCCGGCCCGAGCCCGAGCGTGGAGATCGAACGTGCGCCGCTGGCCTATCTGCCGCCGCCGAGCACGACGGCGGCGTTCATCGAGGCGTTGACTGCGGTGTTAGAGAAATCTCAGAATTCTCGGAAGTCTGAGATTTCTGAGATTTCACAGAAGTTCTATCTGACGATTCCCGAGGCCGCGCGCTTGTCGGGCTTCACGGAGACGCGGATTCGCCGGCTCTGCCACGAGGGGAGCCTGAAGGCGCTCAAAGATGGCGGATGGAAGATCAAGCGCGCCGACCTGCTGGCCCTATGACCTAGCCTGTCACGTGGCCGCAGGGCTGGCGATCGGAGATGGGGGGGCTACCCCCCTAGCCGAAACCGGCGCGCGTCGCTCCTGCGGCATCCTCGCGAATTTAGTCATATAAAATGATCGTAAGAGACGACAGATATGGTGCTGGCATATCTGGTAGGTGTCATTAGTGGCCTACTAATACACGCGGACAGGAACAGACCTAAACAGCCATCTTAGTCGGCACTGGCAGATTCGACAGTCCCGAGACTGCGTGCCCTCACAGCTTGCGCAGGGCGGCGGGCATTTGGAGAATGCCCATAAGTCGTTACGCGTGTGTTAGGTTTTGAACAATAATTAGGGTTTGGCCTTCGGGGGGGGGCCGAGTTGAGGGAGGCCCGGCGTGCTCAGTAGTGACCCCCCACTTGACCACGCACCCCACCAGATACGGGGCAGCGAAGCCCTCTCAGCACAACAACTTGACAACCGCGCTATAGTTGAGGCGCCACAAAAGAAAACGGCCCAAGAGTTAGACGCTCTTGGGCCGCGTGGCGAACTGGCGACGGGGGGCCACCCATCGCCGAACTCAAGACGGACGATAGCACGGCCGGATCGTCTAGGTCAACCAAAGCCCCCCGTCACCACTTCAACCTTTTTTCCGCGCGGCTATGCCGTGTCAGAAACGGTGTGAACTGGTGAGTCCTCAATCGGACCCGTCCCAACGCAAGCCCATCGTCATCGGTTTCGACCTGATCAAACGCATCCGCGATTCTGATTTAGACACCCTCGACAAACTCACCGCCCTCGTCTTCGCCAGCCACGTCAACGAGGCCGGCTTAGCGTGGCCGGCGATCGAAACCATCGCCGCGATGATCAGCCGGGACCGACGCACCGCGACGCGCTGCGTGACGAAGCTGATCGAGTATGGCTTTCTCGAACCCAGAAGCTCACGCAAGGGTGGCCCCGGCCTCTCCACGATTTTCTTTTTGAACGCGGCCCCGCTGCGACGGGATCCGAAGCTGGATGCGCTGGCCGCCGCCCGCGAAGCTCGGCGGCGTGGATCGGGCCGCTTTATGGATGAGATGGATAATAACCCTGACACCGATGTCATGGTTAATGACCACGATAACCCTGACACGGGTGACATGGTTAACAACCAACCATGTCACCCACGACCGCTAACCATGACACCGGTGACCGCTAACCATGACACCGGTGTCAGGGGAACAGTACATAGAACAGTACAAGGAACAGTACAAGCACTAACCACCGCCGAGTGTACAGAACTGGATCAAGAGCAGGTGCGCACAAAACGCGCACCGCCTCAGGATGTCGTTTCCGTTGTCGGTTGGGGGATTCGTTCCGCTGATCGCGCCGCTTTCGAAACTGAATTGACGACGCTGGCGATGCCCGGCCCGTTCGCGTCAGCGAAGACGGCGCGCCTCTGGGGCTATCGCGTCTTCGACCATCGGCCCAATCTGGCCTTCGATGTTCACGCCGATCGTCTGCTAACTAAACTGCTGAAGTTGGGAATTGCGACGTCGATCGAGCAGTGCCGATCTGCGATGTGCGATGTGTATGACCAACGCTCAATGCGTGATCGTGCATGGGATCCACAGGCGGCACGTGACCGCCGGGTCGGACGCCGATGACCGAATGGACGCGCTTTCCCATCCCCGTGCGCTGCGGCTTCTGTGGGGCCACACTCCCGCCGCAGGCGCCCGTCCGTGTCACGCACGTGGTCGGCGTCACACGCGATTTCGTGCGCTGTGAGGAATGCGTCGGCGACGCGCCGCGGGACGTGCCCGACCACAAGCTATCGCCGCGTCCGGCCCGTGTCGATGGGTCGGTCTTACTCAAAGACGCCGGGCCGGGCTGGATGCCCTACCGCGAATGACTACACCGGTTCCACCGGACGAATCGATTGGCGACAGTGGGCGAGAACACCTGCGGCGGCACCGGGTTGCCCGCCCTATGCCGCGGAGGTGCGCCTATGTCTCGCTTCTCTGGGAGGGGTGCGCGCGATCGTTGCCAGCGATTCGTCCGGACGGGAAATCTGAGAAGTGTGAGAAGCACGTGTGAGAAGTGAGAAACATAACACCGTGAATTTCCTTAAGGAATTGCGCATGACCCCGCAATCTGAGAAGCACTCGTGAGAAGTCGAATGGCACAGGTGTTGCCTTGAGTCGCTGGACCCTTGCAGATGTCGCCCGCGTACAGGCCCGGCACGCGCTCGCGCCCGAGCCGGCGCCGCGGGCCAAGTACGGGAACAAAAAACAGACCGTCAACGGCCTTACCTTTGACTCGAAAAAGGAAGCCGAATTTTACCTGATGCTCAAGATGCGCGAGCGCCTGAAGGAAATCGACGGCCTCGAATTGCAGCCCGTGTTCGCGCTGTATGTCGAACCGCCCGGCCGGGGCCGGATTCACATCGGAGACTTTACGCCCGATTTCCGCTATTGGGAACGCCTGCCGAGTGGGGAGGACGCCTTGCGCGTCGTGGACGTGAAAAGCGAGCCGACGAAAACCGAAGCCTATCGTCTCCGGAAAAAAATGGCGGAGGCGCTGTACGGCATCGAGGTACTTGAGGTGTAACGATGGAACGACGACGCAAGATCACCGACGAACTTCGCGAACTGATCCGCCATTGGCTCGGGCGCGGCGTGGTGCTCTCGTTCGCAGACATCGACGCGCTGCGCGAGACGCACCGCCTCGCCGAGTGGCCCCGCTGCCTCACGTGCGGGCGCGTGCTGATACCGACTGACGTGAAAAGGAGTTCCTATGAACGCCGTGCATCTACCACTCGGGATCATCGAACTCCTCACCCGCGTCGGCGAGCCGTACCTCCGCGTGCAGTCATTGATCACGAGCTTGACCAACGCGAAGACGCGTCCGCGGGGTGATACCCTGCTGACGTTCGGCACCGACCAGATCACGGCGCGGGATCTGGCGCACAAGTACTACCCGATGACCGGCCTCATCGTGTGGGTGCCGACGCATCGCCTACAGGACGCGCTGCGCACACCGGAACTCGTCATCGACGTAGAGGAGACGCCCACATGTTGACCATCGCGTTACTCCTTGGCTTGGCGGCGTTCATCGTCACGATCGCGGCGGCGCTCGGACGCGCCCCCTTGTGGATCGCGGTACTCCTACTATCCATCGCGCTGTTGCTGCAAAGCATCCCGCTCCGCTGATGGCTACTGATCCGCTGATCCCCCGCCTGAGAGCCCTTGCCGATGAATGGCGCAAGTCTGGTGAGCCTGCTTTCAGTCTTGTCTACAGAATCGACGCCCTACTCTCCGCGCACGAGGCCGCGACACTAGCCTGTCCGCATTGCGGATTACCGTCCGTCATGCCAGAGGTCTGCACGCCAGAACTCAACGCCGTGATCCAAAAGGATCTTGAACGTGATGGTCAGTTGTTCTACGCCGGGATGGAACATCAGGCGGCGCAGCATGTCATTCCAGAGGCCGCGACACCAGCGCCGATTGCGCTGAATGCCGCGCAAGAACATGACATCAAGCGATGGGCCGCTGATGATCGGCTGTGGACGACTCAGGAGACTGTTGAATTCAACCTGCGGACAGTTGCTCGAAAGATTCTGGCCTCAGCCGAGGCCGCACCCATGGAGAGGCCAGAACGACGTGTCCACGCTTGTGGTGCTGAGCATGATGCTTCAGGTTGTCCATTGGGTTATCCTGCCCTTCACCCGTCCACGGAGCGCCCATGAGCGCGGCCCTCGAATTCCGCGGCGTCCACGCGGAGATCCTGCGCGACCGCAGTCCCGAGGTCGATGTGGAAGGCGCGCTCAGTTCTGGAAAAACGGTGGTCTGTCTCTGGAAAGAACTAGAAGCGCTGCGGCGCCATCCGGGGATCTGGAGTCTGATCGCACGCTACACCGGGGACGCCACTGACACGTTGCTGCGTCCGCAGTTCGAGCAGCTCGCCCGGCTGCACAACACGACACTGAAGTGGAACGCGGACGACAGCGCGTATGAGACGTTGAACGGCTCGCGCGTGTTTGCGTTCGGGCTCAAGACGCAATCGTCGCGCGCCGAAGATCGGTACGGCAAGATCCGCGGCCTGCCCGTCTCGCGCATCTACGTGGATCAGGCCGAGCAGCTCCCCGGCGATCTCGCGCTCGAATTGCGCGCCCGGCTGCGGCCCGACATCGAGGCGCGCGTGCGCGGCAAAGTCTATCCGCGGCAACTGACTTTCAGCCCGAACCCCTGCAACGAGGAGCATTGGCTCGCGAAGCAGTTTCCCGAGAGCAACACGATCAAGGGCCGCCGGTACTACGCGCTCTCGCTATTCGACAACGCCCACAACTTGCCGCCCGACATGATCGACACGATGTTGACGGCGTACCCACCGGAACATCCGAAACACCAGACGGTAATCTTGGGCCGGCGCGGGCTCAACGTGATCGGCGATGCGGTGTATGAGAACTACTTCGATCGCGCCCGGCATGTGCGCCCCGTGCAGGCCACCGCCGGCCTCCCGCTGCTCGAAGCGTTCGAGGTGGGGCGCCACAATCCGGTGTGGATCGTCGCACAGCGATCGTTCTACGGCGGCCTGACGCTGCTGGGCGGCGTGCTCGGCCGGCGCATGGCGCTCGAAGATTTTTTGCCCCTCGTCGCCGAGAAGCGGCGCGCGTGGTTTCCGCCCGACGCGTGGGCGTTCAAAACCTGCACGTCGCCGATGGGCGCGAAAGCGAAAGTGAAATTCGGGCGCTACACGCTGTTGCGGCAACTCGAACACGCCGGCTATCGGCCGGAGTATCGCGACGGCGGCAACGCGCCCGATGTCCGGCTGGCCATCATCGAGGAGGTCGCCAGCCTGTTGCGCCGGCAGACGCGGGACCACGGGCCGGCGCTCAGTCTCGCCGACACGCCTGACCACTGGCGCTCGGTGAGTCTGGACGGCACCGACAAGCCGCTGGCGTTTGCGAGCTTCGCCTTCGAAGGCGGCTATGTGTGGGATGAGCACACGATCAGCGTGGCCAACAAGGACGTCCGACAACCGCACGAAGATGACGAGTACGCCAACGTCATGCACGCCATCGAACACCTGATCCTGAATTTCTGTGTGGATGAACTCTCGGCCGACGAGCGCGAGACGCGCCGCTTGCGCGTGCGCCAGCAACAGCGGCAACAGGCGCCGCCGCCGCCGACCATCAAGCACGGATGGATGGCGCAATGAGAACCTTCTGGTTGTCGTTTAGCGATCCCGAGCTACCCAATGGCGAGCAATTTCTCGGTGTCGCCCTCATCGACGTCACCGACGCCGACGCGGCGACAGCCATCGTGCAGCTCAGGGCGAAATTTCCAGCGGCGGCACCGGGCGCTGAGTGGATCGCCGCGGCGATCCAATGCGCATGGGACATGCAGTGCAATCCCGGCGGCGAGATTCTGACGATCGACGTGACCGGCGAACACGAAGCGGACAAGGTGCCGCGCAATCGGCTGTTGTCGAAGGCGGACCTGAGCGATCTCGGAATCGGCGTAGTCGAGCCGTGAGGAGGAGAGTGCCATGGTGAATGTGGTGATGGTTGCGGCAACGATCGCGGTACTCATCATGGGGATTGAGGTGAGCCGCCATCTCGTGGTCGGGCGCCGGCTCCAGCCATCGACCTTGGATCGGCTCCGGGCGCTGAAGCGCTAGGATTGAGAATGATTTACATTCAGACAAGTTCCACGGCCGACACGCGCACCTGCGATTACACGACGGTGACAAAAGAGACGTTGCGGGCGAGTTCCGTGCAACATATTGGTGACGTCCGCGCGTCGCTGGGGTTCTTTCAAGATGAACTCCATGCGGCCGGGGAGCGGCACGACAGGGACAAACTCACGGACCTTGATGGGTTCCATCGCGATTTCGTGACCGGCTTTACGGTCACGGAGTGGTGGGACCGTCACCGCAAAGTGAATCGCCACCACTTGGATGAGGCGGACGGCATCCCCGAGGATGTGAACCTGATCGACGTGCTGGATTTCATCGCGGATTGCGTGATGGCCGGCATGGGCCGATCCGGGAGCGTCTATGCGCTCCACCTGCCGCCAGAACTCTTGGAACGTGCGTTCCAGAACACGGTCACGGCGCTCAAGGCCGTCGTGGTGGTTGACGAAGACGTGACAACGACGCAGGACGCCCTAGCCACGCGTCCCGACAACCGGGGGAGACAGGAACCATGATCCGTGACGAACGAGCAAATGTCCGCGACGCTCACGGCGGCGATCGCGCTGACGACGCAGGTGCGCGACGCGCTCGCGGTCACACCGCCGCCGGCTGACATCATCGACGTCAACCCCGGCGCGAATCTCCAAGCGATCATCGACAGCGCCGCCGCCGGCGCGACGATCCGCTTGGCGCCCGGCTGGTATGACGGCGCCCTGCAGATTCGCAAGTCGCTGCACGTCATCCCGCTCAACCCCCCGCCCAACGGCCAAGCGACGGCGGACGCGCCGGTGTGGCTCACGAGTCACGCGGACGACACCGTGTGGATCACGCCGGAGGCCACCGATGTGAGCTGGCTCGGCATCGGCGTCCGCAATCAGAATGCGGCGGGGGAGTGGTTCGCGGTGCAAGGGTCGCGCGTCATCTTCGATCGCTGCACCGGGCTCGGCGACCCCACCCATGGGCAGCATCGCGGCTGGCGCATGGAAGGCCCAACGATCGTGATGGTGAACTGCTACGCCGATGACGTCGGGCTGCCCGGTCGCGACTCGGCGGTGGTCGGCGGCTGGCAGGATATCAATGGCCTCGATATCGACAAATGTTATTTCAGGGGCGGTGCCGAAACGGTGTTGTTCGGCGGGGCCGATGCGCCGGCGGCGGATCGGATGCCGCGCAATATCCGGATCACGTCCAGCACGTTGAGCAAGAACCCCGCGTGGTATGGCATGGGCTGGCAGCTCAAAAATGCCTTCGAGTTGAAATGCGGCGTCGGCGTCTACATGGCCGATTGCCTGCTCGAATACGGCGGCGTCGCCGAAGGGCAGGCCGCGTACCTGATCGTGCTGACCGTGCGCAATCAGGATGGCGGCGCGCCGTGGTCCACCGTCGAAGATGTGCTGATCGAACGCTGCTTGTGCCGGTACGGCGGCGGCGGCGTCAATGTCTTGGGTACCGACAACGTGCATCCGTCCGGCCGGATGACGAACGTCACACTCCGGGATTGCAAGTTTACCGGCCTCAACCCCGAGGGCGTGTGGTCACAGGGGGGCTACAAGGGATCGGGCCGGTGCGTGATGTTCGATGGGGCGCCGCACCGCCTGACCTTCGACGGGATCACCATGGAAGGCACCCACATGGGCGCGCTCGGCTATTTCCTCAATCGCCCGCAGCAACCGACACAGTTGACGCTCCGCAACTGGAACTACTGTACGAGCGAATACGGATGGATCATCGACGCCGATGGGATGGATCTCCCGCCCGCGTCAACGAATCTTCACGCGCTCATGCCGGATCTCGTGTACGAGATCACGGCGACTGATCCCGGCGCGTCAGTCGGCGCGCCCTTCCGCCAGTGGGTCTGAGTCATGTCTGAATTAACCCAACAACTCGCCCGTCTCGTGCTCTCGCGGATTGCGCGCAAGCCGCCCGAAGAACCCCTCACCGTCGCGCAATGGCTGGCCCGCGCGCAGGCGGCGCATCTCGCCTACCGCCGCGCGCACGACGACCGCCAGCACGCGCCGGCCGCTGCGGCCTTAGAGGAAGCCGCGGAAGCTCGCGCACAGGCCGAACTCTTGGATCCGGATCATCTCGATCCGGCGTGGACCGACACCGGCGGCACGCATCCGCACGGGGAAGCCACGCATGACGCCTTTCAGGAACCACTCTTGCGCTACTACGTGACCAAGCTGGAACTCGTGCGGCCCGGTGATCCGCCGATCCCGCCGCCGTCGCCCACGGCGACCCTGACGACGCACTAACACCGGCGCCTTGCCACGGGCGCATCACCTGACACGTCGTTGACACACGAGAGGGGGGAGACAGGACCATGCGATGGCTCGCTCGCGCGCCGACATCACGGACTCGATTGCCGATGCGATCGACTGGCTGAAATTCACGCAATCGGTCTTCGACGCGCAGCGCAAGCGCGAGAACGAGGATCTCGAATTCCAAACCGCGTCCGGCGCATGGCCGGATGACGTCAGCAAGCAGCGCGCGGCCCAGCCGGCCAACGGGAAGCTCCCGGCCTTACCGGCGCGGCCCATGCTCTCGGTCGCTTCGATCGATGAACCGATCGCGCTGGTGGCCGCGGAGGAGCGCAAGGCCCATCTCGGGGTCACGATTCACCCGCTCTCCGAAGACGCCACCGACGAGACCGCGAACACCTTGCAAGGCTTGTATCGGTCGATTGAAACCGACTCGCACGCGACGAACGTCCGCTCGTGGGCCTATCAACGGGCGTTGTGGGCCGGCTGGGGCGTCTACCGCGTCAGTAAACAGTTCGATCCCTACGGCGGCCACCCGTTCGATCAGAAAATCGTACTCGAACGGATTCTGTTTCAGGCCAACGTCTTTCTCGATCCGTTCGCGCGCAAACCGGATTGGTCCGACATGCGCCGCGCGATGGTGGTCGATGATCTCCCGTGGCCGATCTACAAAGACAAATATCCGAAGTCGCAAGTCGCCAAATATGGGATGGCCGGTCTTGAGGATCTCTGCGCCGAGTACCCCGAGTGGGCCAACCGCGGCGACAAGGATGACGATACCGCCACCGTGCGCATCGTGGAGGAGTGGCGCGTGGAAGTCACCGAGCTGCGCCATCACCTGCTCGATGATGGCAGCACGGCGCGGGAGGACGCGATCCCTGAGGATCGCACCGTGGTCGAAGGCGACGACGCGCGCTTCGCCGTTGAGGAACAGCGGCGCGTGTTCTGGCGCGTGATCAATGCGCGCGAAGAACTGGAACCGGAACAGGAGTGGGATGGCCAGTACATTCCGCTCGTCCCGACGATCGGCCGCGAACTCCAACCCGTGAAAGGCAAACGCCAGTGGCTCGGCATGGTCTCCAACGCGAAGGACGCCGTGCGGCTCACCAACTACGCGGCCTCGGGGGCGATCGAGATGGCCGCGCTCGAACCCCGCGCGCCCTTCGAACTCGATCCCGAACAGATCGAAGGCTACGAAGCGTGGTGGGATCAATCGAACCTGCGCAACTTCCCATACCTGCCGGTGCATCGGTTCCTGCACGGGCAGCCGGTCGAACCGCCGCAGCGCGTGCAAGCGGACGTGTCGCGCATGGGGCCGTCGATGCAACTGCTCGGCATGGGCCGCCAGTTCGTGCAGGCGGCGACCGCGATCTATCCGCCGGCCCTCGGCGAGAACACCCCCGCACATCGCAGCGGACGCGCGATCACCGCGCTGCAAGATCAGAGCTTGCAAGCCAACACGCCGTACCTCGATAACCTCGCCTCGGTCTCGATGCCATACGAGGCGACCGTTGTGCTCGATCTCATCCCGCACGTCTACGATCGGCCCGGTCGCGTCGCGCGCATCCTCGATGAGCAGGACCGCAGCACGCAAGTTATGCTCAATGCGCCCTTCACGCGCGATCCCGCGACCGGGCGCCCGCGGGCGCTGCCCACCGGCACCCCCGATGAGCAATCGATGGCCACCGCGATGGTGAACAATCCGCAACATCCCGCCAAGCACTACGACCTCAACAAAGGCCGCTACGGCGTGAGCGTCACCATCGGGCAAGGCAAATCGTCGCGCCTGCAGGAAGGCAACGACGCGATCAGTCAGCTCATGCAAGCCGATCCCGCCCTCGTGCCCGTGCTCGGGCCGGAGTGGGCGAAGTTCCAAGATTTCCCCGGTGCCGACACGATCGCCACACTGCTGACCAAGATGCGCGATCACACGATGCCGTGGCTCTCCGATCAGCCGGTGGACGCCGCGATGGATCCGCAGAAACTCATGGCGGAAAACCAACAACTCAAGCAGCAACTCGGGATGGCGGGGCACGCGCTCCAGACGAAGCAAATCGAGCAACAGGGCAAGATCCACGTCGCGCACATTCAGGAAGATGCCGAGACGCAGCGGTCGCGCGAAGCGAACGAAACCAAAATTACCGTCGCGGCGCTCGGCTCGAAAGTCGAAAACCTGTCGAACCTCATGCAGCTCTTTATGGAGGAGCGGTCCAGACTCGGCAGTCAGGCGCACGAAGCGACGCAATCCGCGCTCGATCGGCAGCAGGAGGGCCAGATGGCGGGCGGCGACGCGCTGCAGGCCGCCCTCCAGCGTCGCCATGACGCGACGATGGCCTCAGGGCAACAACAAGCGACGATGCAGCAGGCGGCCCTTCCGCCGTCCGGCGCCCCCCAGACGCCAAATGGCGGCCAAATAGCACCCGTCCCACCACCGGGACCGGGGGAAGGGAACGGCCAGCCGCCGCTCGGGTAAGATGCACCGCTCCCCGGCGGCGCGGACGAGGGTCGCTGCATCGCGGCAGTTTCAGTCGCGGCGGTGGGATGTTCCGCGTCGCCGGCCCAGCCCGGCGGTATACTTCCGGGATGGATGACCGTGAACGCGCGATCGCGCGCAAGATTTACGAGCTGCACCTGCAGTTGTGGGACTCGCAGGGTGACGAAATCGTCGCCCTCCGCCACGCAAATGAGGCGTTGCAGAAATCGCACGAAACCATCGGCGAACTGATGAAGCTCACCGGCGAGCTGGTCGGATTCTCCTAAAAAAGTCACCTTGACAGGTGTAAACGTCGGCGGTAATCTCCTCGCCTCCTCCCAATCGGGCGTTCGAGGGTTTTTGCCACGGTTTTCGTCGGCCATTCCTAACCAGATTCGAGCCTTTGCTCCAGTGTCGGCCCCTGTACGCGTCGCGGTCGCGCGTCCGGTCGCCGCCGCCGTCGTCGCGCGTCCCGCGCTGCCGAGAGCGGTCGCGCGTGTGGCCCTGCCCGCCCCGATCGCCCGCCCGGCCGCCCCGCGCCGCAGCGGCGCCGTGAGCGCGAGTCACCCTGCCAGAAACTTGGGTTCTTGGCTACACAGTCGTCGGCGAACACGGTAATGGCTGAGGACGACGGCACCGTCGATCCGACTGCGGAAGGCGAACTCTCGGTCGAAGAATTTTTCGAGCGCGGCAACGCGCGGGATCGCGGGGATGAGGTCGGCGACGCGCCGGCGCCGCTGCCAGACGCCGCCCCGGCTGAGCCCGCAGACAAGACCAAACCCAAGGCCTCCCCGGCGCGCCGCAAGGGATCGATCCAATCCGAGATCGACGCGCTCACGACCACAAAGCATCAGACGCGCAAGGAAGTCGAGGAGACGCAGGCGGAACTCGCGCGGCTGCGGCAGGAACTCCGCGAGCTGCCGCGCGCACCGGCGTCGCCCAACGGGAACGGCCAGCAGGCGCAGCCCCCCGCGCCGCCGCCGCAATCGCCACAACCGCCGGCCTACGTGCCCCCGGAGGATCCGGAGCCGCGGCTCGAACAGTTCGCCGGCGCGCCCGACCCCTACAGCGCATGGTCACGCGAGACGGCGCGCTGGGATGTGCGACAGGAACACCGCCGCATCCAAAGCGCGCAACAGGCGCATGCGATCTATGCGACGCGCACGTCCCGCCTCACCGAGAAACTCGCGCAGTACGAAACCACGCATCCGGGCTTTTCGGCCGCCCTCCATCCCGACGTCGCGAACATCAAATTTTCGACGCCGCGCGAATTCGGGACGCCGGTCGGGGATCTGATTGTCGATTCGCCGCACACGGCGGCGCTACTCGAATACTTCTCCACGCATCACCAAGACTTTCAGCGGATCTCAACGCTGCACCCACTCCTCGCCGCGCGAGAATTGGGCAAAATTGAATCCCGGTTTGACGCCGCCGCTGCTGGCCCGGCGTCCAAGCCACCGCCCATCAGCAAAGCGAAGCCGCCCAATAAGCCAGTGGGAAGCTCGCCCGTTATCAGTGACGATACTGAGGACGAAGGCGAGTTGCCCATCGAAGAATTTGTCAAACGGGGCAACGCTCGGGACGCTCGCTCCTCCGGTCGCCGCTGATCACTTGAGACGCCGGGAGGCGTCTCGGGAGATGAGCGCGCATGAACACCGTTGCGACGCCGCTGTGGACGACCAAAGAGACCGCCCGGTACTTCATCAATGACCTGACGATTCTCGCCGATGGGAACGTCAATCGCGATTATGACGACCAGTACGTGGTCGCCGGCGCGAAGGTCGGCAACACCGTCAACGCGCGCATGCCGCAACGCTTCCAAGCGATGGACGGGCAGGCGCTTCAACTCCAAAACATTTTCGATCAGGTGGTGCCGATCACCCTGACGAATCAGAAGCAAGTCGCGTTCGGGTACTCCAGCGCGCAGGCCACCACGGAGCTGGACGACATTCGCCAGCGGTACGCGCAGCCCGGCGCCGAAGCGCTCGCCAACGCGGCGGAAGTGCTGTTCTTTCAGGCGGTCTATCGCGACATCTCGAACAACGTCGGCGCCCCCGGATCCACACCGGGCTCGCAGACGCTCTACCTGCAAGCCGGCACGAAGCTCACCGATCTGGCGACACCGCTACGCGGACGCAAGGCCGTGCTCGATCCGCTCGCGATGCAGACGCTGGCCGGCACCAGTGCCACGCTGTTCAATCCGTCCGCGACCATCAGCGAGAACTATCGGATGGGCATGTTCGGGCGTCAGCAGCTCGGGATCGATGAGTGGTATCAGGATCCGGCGCGGCCGGTCCACACCACGGGATCCTTCACCGCCTGTACGCCGGTGGTGAACGGCGCGCTGCAGACCGGATCGGTGTTGAACACCAACGGCTGGGCGGTCGGCGCGACGACGCTCAATCGCGGCGACACGTTCACGATCGCCGGCGTCAACACGCTCAACCCACTCGCGTATTCGAGCAATGGCCGCTTGCAGCAGTTCGTCGTCAAGGCCACCACGTCGGATACGGGCGGCGCGATCGCGGCGCTCGTGATCGATCCCCCGATCATCACCAGCGGCCAGCTCGCGACGGTCGATGTGTCGCCGGCCGCCGGCGCCGCGATCACCGTGACGGGCGCGACGTCGGCCGTAGGCGGCACACTCGCCGCCACCGTCTCGCCGCAGTCGTTTGTCTATCACCCGGATTTCGCCACGTTCGTCATGGCGGATCTCATCAAGCCGGGCGCGGGCGCGGAGGCGACCGTGGTGAACTCGAAAGCGTTGCGCTTCTCGATTCGCATGGTCGAACAGTACCAGATCGGATCGGACCAACTGCCAACAAGGCTGGACATCTTGATCGGCGCCGCGACGCTGCAACCCCGTCTCGCGTGTCGCGTGTGGGGCTGATCCGGATCCGCGATCCGTTTTCTTTTTGGAAAGGACGAACACGCTATGGCACTCGCAAAAACGACGCTCGCGTCTCCGTTGGGCGTCAACGACGTCGCGATGGTGGTCGCGTCGGCCGCGAATCTGACGGCCGGGCGACTCGCCGAGATCGATCAGGAAACCGTGCAAGTCGTGCAGGGCTACACCGGCGCCAGTACCACGGTGCCGATCCTGCGCGGCCGGGAAGGCTCCGCCACGGCGGCGCACAAGGCTGGCGCGAACGTGAGCCACGGGACGGCGGGCGATTTCGCCACACCGGCGCCGCAAGCGATCGTGACCTATGCGGTGCAGCGGCCTCGGGTGGTGATTAGCGTGAGCGCGACCTCCACGCTCGTACTGCCCCCCGGCCCCTCCGATGTCGATGTGATCCTCAACGGCGCCGCGGCGATCACGTTGACGATCCCCACGCCCACGCTCGATATGGACACCTCGCGCTTGACGCTGCTCGGCAACGGCATCGCGGCCCATGCGCTGGTGTTCACGGGCGGGCTGGGTGGCGTCGGCGCCGGCTACACCACCGTGACCAACAACGCATCGGGGCCAACCGCGCTGCAGGCGGTCGCGGCGAATGGCCTGTGGGTGCCGTTCACGGCGGGCGGCCTGAGCGGCACCGTCGCCAAAGTAGTTGCGGGTATCGCCTGATCCCCCCGGTTCAAGGTACCTGCGGCTCGGTGGGGGGTCGGTCGGAGTTGTGGCGACACGACCGACCCCCCGCCTCCTATCAACGACGTGAGGAGTGTTGCACACATGCCTGTCGTCATCCCGGTCGAAAGTGCGTGGGGTAAGGAACTCGCGCGGTGGAACACGCCGCGCAATCGGTTTGTCGAGGATTCGCAGGGCGAGACACTGCGCGACGAACAGGGCCATCCGATCCGGGGCATGGGCGCCGTGGGCTTGGAGCCCTACCCGCGGATGCTGTACAAGGCGCAAAAAAACGCACTCGGCAAAGTGCTCTGTCGCGACGTGCCGCCCTCGCCCGAGTGGTATCCCGGCGACGATCGCGCGTTCGCGGCGGCGTGTCTCAGCGTCGAGCAATTCAATCGGCGGTGTGAATGCGTCGTGCCGGACGAGGACCAGTACCGCCAGAAGGTGCGCGACGGCTGGTGTGACACGCCGCAGGAGGCGCTGGCGGCCCATGAGCGTCTCGAACAAGCGATCGGCAATGCCGCCGCGGAGGCCAACTATGCCGCGAAGCGGCTCTCGAAACACGCGCAAGACGAACTCGCCGCGGCCGGCCAAGAAACGCACCAGCACGTTACCGACGTCCGCGGCGTCCCGAAGTCCGTCCGCGGCCACCACAAAAAGAAGTTCGCCCGTGTCGTCGCCGAGCCCGAAGGCCGCTGACGTCATCGAGCAGGAGCCCACAGCCATGACTGACGTACACGAACCCTCCGCCCCCGCGAAAGGCACCGGCCATCCGCCGACGAAGAAGCCCGGCCTGACGCCGGAGCAGATCGCGGCGCTCTCGGCGGACGAGAAACAGCAGTTGATCGATGAACTCGAAGCGGCGCTCGTGGAGCTGCGCCGGCCCGCGCCCGAGCCCTATCCCAAGTGGGTCGAGATCGGCGGCGTGCCGATGGTGGTGGAGAGCCCCGAGGAGGAGGAGCGCAAGACCAAGGCGGACGCGGAGTTTCACAAGGAGCACGACAAAAAGCACGAGAAAGAACACGCCGGGAAATCATGAGCAACACGGCCGTCGCCAATCAATATCTGCTCGGCACGCAGAGCGCGCCCATCACGACGGGGACCGGCGGCTGGTGCGCCGTCGTCGGCGGCCCGATCAGTCTCGCCATCACCACGACGCTGCTCGGCGCCGTGTCGGCCGGGACGATCCTGATCGAAGAAACCGACGATCCGCAGGATGGATCGATCGGCACGATGGCGTTGGTGGTCAGCATCACCGCCGCCGCCGGCCCCGCCAAACTCGTCAACCACTTGCCCGCGGCGTCGTACGGGTATGTGCGCGCTCGCATCACGTCGGCGATCGTCGGCGGCTCGGCCTACGTCGAGATCCAAGGCTGGTGATCTGAATGTCTACCGTGGCGGACATCCTGACGGCGGCCTTCAGACGCCTCAACGTCGTGGAGAGTAACGCGGTGCCGTCGCCGGAGGACATGGCCGATGGCTTCCTCCGCTTCAAGGCGATGCTCGGCGTGTGGCGGCTCCAGCGGCTGACCATCCCGTTTGTCCAGCGCGTCACGACGCCCATCGTGCCCAACCAGCCGACGTACACCGTGGGCACCGGGGGCGCGCTGTTGTGTACGCGTCCCACGCAACCGGCGGCGCTGACGTGGACCCTGCTCACCGGCACCGGCCCGACCGCGCTGGAAACACCCCTCACGTTGTTGACGGAGGAACAGGCGATCGCGGTCGCGCAAAAACAACAGCCGGCCGCGCGGCCGGTCTTCGTGTGGTATCAGCCGGTCAACGGGCTCCCGCCGACGACGACGTTGGGCTTGGCCACGCTCTACCCGGTGCCGCTCGGGTCGGGCCTCACGCTCTGTGTCTATGCGCCCATCGGGATCGACAACCCCGCCGCGACCAGTAGCACGCTGGTGGTGCCCGAGGGGTACGACCTCCCGCTGATGGACAACTTGGCGCGCGTGCTCTGGCCCGAGTGGCGCGAGAACGTGCCGCTCGATCCGGAGCTGCGCGCCAGTGCCATGGAGGGGCTCGGCTGGCTCAAGACCAACAACGTGCGCATGCACGATCTCGCGATCGATACCACGTGGTTGTTTCAGGGCTTCGGCAACTACGACATCGACTCGGATCAGGGGAGCTGATGGAGTTTCGCGGCTTTGTTGGCGGCTCGTATACGTCGGCGTCGCGCGTGGCCGATAGCGAACTGCTGATGAATTGGTACCCGGAAGCGATCGAATCGCCGAATGCGGCGGTGCAAGCCGCGCTGTACCCGACGCCGGGCTTTACCACCTTTCTCAACCTCCCGAATGACACCGCCACGCGCGGCCTGTTCAGCATGAACGGCCGCACGCTCGCCATCGTCGGCGGCACGCTCTACGGCATCAACGGCACGACGGCGGCGCCGACCAGCGCGGCGTACGGGGCGGTGGCCCACGATGCGAACCCGTCGCAGATCGTGTTCAACGGCACAATCGGGAATCAAGCCTTCATCGGCAGCGGTGGCAATGGCTACTGTCTGGCGCTCGGGACGAATGCGCTCACGCAACCGCTCACGAATAAATCCACGCTCGTCGGGATGATCGATGGCTTCGTGATCAGTTTCGATATCAACACCGGCCGGATCTGGCTCTCGAATCTCAATGACTGTACGACGTGGGATCCGACGCAGTTTGCGCAGCGGTCCACCGCGCCCGATGCGTGGAAGGCGATGATCGTCGTCCCGCCCGACATCTGGATGCTCGGCTCGGTGTCGGGCGACATCTGGTACAACGCCGGCGCGTATCCGTTCCCGCTCGCCCCGCGCGTCGGGCTCAACTTCAAGTACGGCATCGCCGCGCCCTTCTCTGCCGCCGCGATCGGATCGACCGTCATGTGGCTCGCGCAGGCCATCGAAGGCACCGGCGTCGTCGTGCGCAGCGTGGGCTATGACCCGCAACGCGTGAGCACGTACGCCGTCGAACGGATGATTGCGCAGTACGCCCTGCTGCCCGGCGGGATCGCCAACGCGGAAGCGATGACCTACACGGATCAGGGCCATCCGTTCTACTGCCTCCGCTTCCCGACGCCCGAACGGACGTGGGTCTACGACCTCACGATGAACACGTGGCACGAACGTGGCTATTGGAACCCCGCGCGCAATCAATTCGAAGTGTGGCGCCCGCGCGTCCACACCTACGCCTTCGATCGGCACCTCGTCGGCGATGACGTCACCGGCACCATCCAAGCGATGGATGTGTCGTATGGGTCCGAACTCGATGGGTCGGCGATTCGGCGCGTGCGCCGGACGCCCGCCGTCTTCAGCGAATTCCGACAAGTGCCGATGCGCGTGGCGGAAGTGCTGCTCGAAAACGGCGTCGGCAATGCGGTCGCGCCGGGCGATGCCCCGCTCGTCATGTGGCGCAGCAGCGACGACGGCGGGCGCACATTCGGGAACGAACGACAAGGACAGGTCGGCCGCATCGGCCAGACCCGCGTGCGCGTCCGCTTCTGGCGGCTCGGCATCCCGCGCGATCGCGTCGTGGAACTCTCGGCGAGTGACCCGGTGCCGTGGCGGATTTTGTCGTGTTTTCTCAACAACGACGTCGCCACATGAATTATGCAACTCGATCCCCCGCCGACCATTGCGCCGATCACCAATCCCAAGACCGGCGCGGCGACCGCGGACTGGACCCGGTGGTTGCTCGCGCTCTTCGGCGTGGTGTCGTCGCAGCCGACTGTGCTGGGGACGCGCATCAACAAGACGGCGCAGAACGCCTCGATTGGCGTGACGGTGTTTCCGACGCCGGCGTTGCAGGGCGGCTTGGTCCGCGTGAGCTGGTACCTGCGGATCACGACGGTGGATCCGGTCAGCAGCTCGGTCAGCGTGACGATCGGCTACACCGAGAGCGGATTGGCGCTGTCGGTGACGAGTACCCCGGTGACGGGGAACACGTTGTCGAGTGTGCAGGCGGGCTCGGCGTTGCTGATGACCGACCAAGCGAGCGCGGTCACGTACCGCACGACGTACGTGTCGAATACGCCGGGCACGATGAAATATCGGTTCGCCGCCGTGGTGGAGCAGGTCTAGTGCGCCGGCCCGCCACCCTCGCCGATGTCGAGGCGATCGTCATGATGGGGGAGCGCTTCCGATCCCAAACCCCGTATGCGGCGACCGTCGCCAAGTCCCCGGAGTCGGTGCGCACCTTGACGACGCGCATGGTGAGCGGCGACGACAGCATCGTGTTCGTCGCCGAAGATCCGGCGACCGGCGATCTCGTGGGCATGCTCGCGGTGCTGCTCTACACGCATTACATGAGCGGCGTGCGCAAAGCGATCGAAGTCGTGTGGTGGGTCGATCCCGATCAACGCGGGGCGCTGGGCGTCCGCCTGTTGCGCGATGCCGAAGGCTGGGCGCGCGAGCACGGCGCCGAGGCACTCGAACTGGTCGCCCCCTCCCCACGGGTCGAACAGCTCTATCACCGACTGGGTTATACGCCGGTGGAGCGCATGTATTTCCGGAGGCTGTGACCCATGTTGCTGTCATTCGAGGCGGCGCGCCAACACCTGCACGAGAAAGGGACACGTGGCGAGATGGCGACCGACACGACGCCGGCGCCGTCCGCGCGGCTCGGCCTCGATGCGTTACAGATCGCCGATGGCGTGATCGCCGATCTGCCCGCGTACCGCGCCGCCGTGCTCGCGTTGCCGTTTCAGACGGTCATGGTCGGGCCGCTGGCGTTCCATGGGATCGCGCCGTGTGCGGATGCCACGCTCGCCGACTGGATCACGGCGCGCTATCCACACGCCCGGCCGCACATGACGTTCTTTCGGCAGAGCCCGGCTGGGCAAGTCGAGCCGAACTTCATCCACACCGATCGCGACATGGGCGACTGGTCCGGCATTCTCTACCTGACCGCGCACCCGCTGGTCGGTGACGGGACGAGCTTCTGGCGCGACCGGACGACGGGCGCGACGGCGAGCACGGCAACCACGGCGGCCGATCTCCTCGCCGAAGGCGTGACGTGGCGTGAGCGCGATCGCTGGGACGAGTGGGCGCGCGTGAAGGCGCAGCCCAATCGGCTTGTGCTGTTTCCGGGGTCGCTCTTTCACTCGCGCGCCATCTTCGAGAACTACGGTACGGGCGATGAGGCGCGCGTCATTCAACTGGTGTTCGGGACCGGCTCGCTCAATCGGAGGAGACCATGAGCAGCGTCACGACGACCCTTGCAATTGCGGCGGGCATCGCCGGCGGTTCAGGGGCGGCCTACGCTGGACATAAAGCCGCCAGCGCGGCCACAAAGGGCGCGGAGTTGACGACGACAGCGGCGAACTATGCGGCCGACAAAACCTCCCAAGCCGCCGCCGCCTCGCTCGCGTTCGAGCAACAGAAAGATCGGGAGGCGCAAGCGCAAGCCGCGGCGACGCAGAAGGCCAACTACGATCAGTGGGCCGCGAAAGAGACGCGCATGAATGACATCCGGACCTCACTCGGGATGCCGGCGCATCCGATCCCGGCCTATGTTCCCACGACGACGCCGGGGAGCACGCCGCCGAGCGGCACGACGCCGCCGGTACCGGGCAGCGGGCCGTCACCGGGGCTGGGGTACGTGCCGCCGCGCGCGACGCCGCCGGGGGTGAATCCGGCCAATCCGGCCAATCCGGCCACTGCGGGTAATCCGACTGATCGCAACGTCATTCTCCAGAACCTCACCAACGTCTACAAGACGCTGGGCGTGTCGCCGACCGGCCGCGGCACCGGCCCGACCGACATCGCGTACATGGCCGATCAGGTCGCCAAGACCGGCGGCTGGACGTCGGCGAATGCGGGCTACTGGCCGGATCGCATCAAACAGGAACTCGCGAAGGCCGGCGGCGGCGCGCCCGGTGCCAGTCCCACACCCGGCCCGGCCAACACGCTGGCGGCCTTTCTGCCGACGTCGGCGATGAGCGCCGCGCCGGGCGCCGTCCGCGCACCCCTGCCGTACCTGAATCCGAACGGCAACATCTACAACCCCACGATCGGCAGCTACGCGCCGCAGTATTAAAGAGACGCCGATGGCCAAGTCCGATTATCAAATTCAAGATCCGAGTACCGGCCAGTGGGTGCCCTTCGATCCCAGTAGCGGGATGACGGGCAACATCCGCGACGGCAGCGGGACGACGTATTCGTACTACGGAGGGCTGGCGAAGTACAACGCGGAGCCCGCCGCCGCCACGCCCGCGCCCGCGCCGGCCTCTCCCGATCCCGGCCCGATCCCCACGAATCCCGATGGGACACAAGTCAGTGGCGGGTGGGATCCGGGTGCCAGTGAACCGAATCCTGTGCCGGGGTACCACTGGGATCCGACCTACGCGATGTACATCGCGGATGATGCCCCAGCGGCGCCGCCGCCCGACACGTCTGGCGGTGGGGGAGACGGGGGCTACACACCGCCGCCGGCCGAGGCGCCGCCGCCAACCTCGTACACGCCGCCGCCGCCCTCCGCTGGCGGGGGCTATACGCCACCGGCCTACTCGCCGCCGCCGCCGCCGCAGTCGGCGCCCGACATCGCGGCGGCTCCGCCGGTGTTCAAGCCGCCGGCCTACACGCCGCCGCCGGCGTTCTCCTATGGGGATTTCACCTCGCCGGTGGACAAGCCGGGCGCGTTCAGCTATGCCGATTTCACGGCGCCCACGGCCGAGGATGTGTACAAGGATCCGAGTTATCAGTTGCGCTTTCAGCAGGGGCAGAACGCGATCGAGAATTCCGCGTCCGCCCGCGGCGTGCTCGGCACCGGCGGTACGATCAAAGACTTCATCAACTACGGCCAGAATTTCGCGAGCCAAGAGTACGGCAACGTCTATGGTCGCCAGCAGCAGGACTATCTGACGAACCTCGGCAACGCCTACAACACCTACAAGACGAACTACCAGACGCAGTACACCGACCCCTACAACGAGGCGATGCAGACCTACGGGGCGAATCGGGCGAACGCCATCGCGAACTACAACACGAACTACCAGACGCAATATACCGATCCGTTTCAGATGGCATTCTCGAATGCGCAGGCCGAACTGCAGCCGCAGGAGCTGGCCTACACGTCGAAGATCGGCGCCGCGCAGCACGCGACCGATGCCGCCGCCGCCGCCGCACAGCACGATGCCGATCAGAGCGCCTTGTATGGGTTCAACAACAAGGTGTTCGATGCGAACTATGGACTCCAGACCCAGCAGTCCAATTTCGATGAATGGTATCGCCGCTATCTGTTGCAGATTCAAGCGAGCCAGTGACAGAATGACGCGGCATGGACGCAGCGAAGCGGCTGAAGAAATTTCACGCACGCATTCGGAAAAGGAAATCTGGTTGTTGGCGATGGACAGGCGCGAAACATCCGAGCGGCTATGGGATGGCGTGGTCGCCAAGAGACTCGCGCACGACCTACGCGCATCGGGTCGCGTACCAGTATTTCGTCGGCGAGATTCCGGTGGGTCTGGAAATCGACCATGTGTGTCGGAATCGTGGCTGCGTGAATCCGGAGCACCTCGAACTCGTGACGCGTGGCGAGAACACGAAACGCGCGAACGATGCGCGTACGCATTGCCAGCACGGTCACGCCTTCACACCAGACAACACCGCCGTCTACAACGCCATGCGCTACTGCGTGAAATGTCGGCGCGACGCCGCGATGAATTACTACTGGCGGACAATGGGTCGCCCCGAGGTGGGGACGCGCACGCCCCGACTGCGGCGCAAAGTAGAGGACCAATGATGTCGCGGGACGGCGGGTAAACACGATGCCGCCATTCAGTTACCAAAACTACGTTTCGCCATATTCGAACACCATCGCGGAGCTGCTCGCGCACCAAGGCGATCCGCAGGCGCAGGCGGCGCAGACGATCGCCGCGGCGAATGCCCGCGCCGGCGAGCAGGTCGCGAGCGCGTACGGCGGCATGGCCACGGGCCTCGCGAACGCGTTCACCAACACCGTGCAAACGGTGCAGCGGGAACAGGAGATCGCGCCGAAGCTCGCCACCGAGAAGGTTAACCTTCAGGAACTCCAAACCGGCATCGCGGAGCATGATGCCTTCAAGAAAATTCTGAAGGACACGCCGCCCCTCGAAGAAAACGGGATGCAGCTCTACGATCTGCCGACGCTGGCGGCGAAGTCGGTCAATGCCCTCGTGAAGCTGCCGGATGGCACGATCAGCGTCGGCATCGATCCCTCGGCCTATCTGCAAAAATATGGGGAAGTCAATAACGCGTTCCGGCAGGAGTATCAAGCGAAACTCGCCACCATCCAGTTAGGGGCGCAATCGCTCATGCAGGCGCCGGACGCTGACCTCGCCTTGAACTTTCTGGATCGGCTCGAAGCGAATAAGACCATTAGCGCGCAAACACATCAGCATTTCACGGAGCTGATCACGGCCGATCCATCGGCGGCCAATATCATCAAGGTCGTCACGCCCTTTGCGGGTGCGCAGAAACCGATCATGGGCGCGAAAGGCACGACGCCGGTGAATCCCATCACGGGTCTACCGATGGGGCCAGCACTCCCCGAGACCGTCATCCTGCCGCGGCCGGGGGCGGAAGCGGTGCAGACCGGTGGACCGAACGGTCCACGGGTGATCGCGACCGCGCCGCCGGGACCGCAAACCTTGTCCGAAGCGAATCTCGCGCTGCGACCGATCTACGCGAAACGCGCGAGAGGCGAGCCGCTCACGCCGGCCGAAACGGATCTCATCGCGGGCGCTGAAGGGCAGATCGGTGCGAATGACGCGCTCGTCCCGGTCAAGACGATGGAGAACGGCAAGCCGGTCGAAAAAGTGCTGACGCGGACGCAGGCATTAACACAGGGGCCGTTCCCGTCGCAACCGCCGGCGGCGATCCAAGTGCAAAATCTGGTGAGCAGTCAGACACCGACGACGCCCATCGATGCGAGCCGACCGGATCCCACGACCGCGAATATTCCCGATCGCCTCACGGGCCTCACGCCGAATGCGGTCTATCAGGCAGGCGCGGAATGGGCACTCACGGGCAAATTCCCCCCGACCGGGTTGGGCGCCAGTCCGCGATCACAAGCCGTGCGGGCCATCGTCGCGAACAAAGGGGCGGCGATGGCCGCGGCGGCGGGCACGGATATCCCGACGTTGCAAGCGGAGTATCGCGGCAACGCCGCCGCGCTCGGCAAGCTCGTGCCGCAAGCGCAGGCCACGACCAACTTTGCGAATACCGCCTCCGACAACCTCGATCTGGCGCTGCAATCCAGCCCCAAGGTGGGACGCACCGATTCGGCATGGGTCAATTCAATGGCGAATGCGTTCGTGCGTGGCGCGACGCCGGCCGCGAATCTGACAGACTTCGAAACCAAGATTTATACCGCGGCGCGCGAATACGCCAAGGTGACGACCGGCGGGGCGATGTCGGCGGCGGGCCTCTCCGACACCGCCGCGCGGGAAGCCACCAAACTCCTGAACGCCGCGCAGTCGCCCGCCGCCTTTGCCGCCGCCGTCGCGGCGATGAAGCAGGACATGGGCAACGTCATTGCGGAGCAGGCCAGCGGCATTGGCCGGGTGTCGTCCACGCTGGGGAGTTTCTTTAGCCGCTCCACTGGCGGCGGTGGCGTCGCACCGCCGCCGGGGGCGGCTCCCGTCGTGTGGGAACGTGGACCTGATGGCAAGCCGAGAATCAAGGTCGGCGGCTGATGCCTGACCCGCAGACGCAGACGGTGATCTTTGACGGGAAGCCCAACGTCTTCCCGGCCGATTTCACGCCGTACGAGATCAGTGCCGCGCTCGCCGGCACGCGACTGCAGACGTCGCAGGATGTAGACGCGATCAAGAAGAAGTTAGAGGACAACGCCTCGTATGTGAATCAGGTCAGCGCCGCAAAGCTCAAGCACGATGCCGAGCAGGCGATCGTGGGGGCGTATCACGGCGCGAAGGCGATCGCCTATCAAGCCCTGACGGACCCGTTGGGCCTCAGTCAACCGGCGAGCGTGCAGGCGCGTGACGAGCAATTCCAGCGTGGCAGCGCCACGCCGCCCTCCTCGCCGGCGTCCGCGTCTGACGGGCTCGGACGTATTGGCGCGTTCCTGCACCATCCGATCGATACGACGGTCGATGCGCTGCAGGCCGCCGGCGTGACGCCGGAGAGCTTCGCCCAAGGCGCGGGCGCCACGTCGCTGGCCGCGGCAGCGCCAGCCCTCGTACACGGCACCGTACAAGCGGGGCCGACCGTGGGCCGCGGCCTGACGGCGACCGGCGACACGATCCAGACCGTCGCCGAGATGCCGGGCTATGCCAAAGGCGCCAAGGCCGTGGGGACGCTCGCAGGAACGGCGCTCGGCACCAAAGTGCTGCCGGGGGTCGGGTCAACGGCGGGGGCGGCGACCGGCTTCGTCGCGGGCGAAGCGATCCCGGCGGCCACCGGCGCCGTGGGTCGCCTTGTCAGCCGCGCCGGGGATCTTGTGGCGGGGACGCGCGTGCCCGCGGGGGAGATCGACGCCGCCACCACGCTCTTGACGGAAGCCGGCATGAAGGACGCCGCCGCGGGCACACAGGTCCGCGCGTGGAAACGCCAAGGCGTGACCGACCTGCCGCGGGCCGCCGAATTCTACATTCAACAAAATTTAACCCCTGAGCCCAAGCGGTGGACGGTCGCGCTCCCGACGCGGACGCCGACGCCGGCCGCGACGCCGAACCCGCGGTGGACGGTCACACTCCCGACGCCGACGCCGACGCCGACGTCGGCCGCGACGCCGACGAAGGTGGTTGCGCCGCCGCCCCTCCGATGGCCGCCGGGGCAGGAACCCGTCTCCAATACGGTGGGGGACTTCGCGCCCGGCGCAGGCACGTCACCGGCCACGCCAGCCGCCGCCGCGCCGGCCGCCGCGCCGCGCGCCACCGGCTCGGCGCTCGCCGCCAAAGTCAACACGGCGACCAATCTGTTGGTGGATGCCGGCATGGCGCCGGGGCGGGCCACCAAGACGGTCACGGCATGGCTCCGCAACGGCACGACCGATCTCGTCGGAGCGGCCAAGTTCTATGTGGGCCAGTTCCTGAAAGACTAAGCAGGAGGCGTTTTGGCGACAGGTACCTACGCACCGGATCCCGACCTCCACGTGGTGGACGCCAACGGCGTCCCCGTCAGTGGCGGGCTCGTCTGGACCTACATCGCCGGGACGACGACGCCCACGCCGACGTACACCGATGTCGGGCTGACGGTCGCCAACACCAATCCGATCGTGGCGGGCAGCGATGGCCGGTTCGTCGCGTTTCTCGTGGGCGGCAACTCCTATAAATTCGTGTACGAGACGCCCGCCATCCCCCCGGCGCACGGGGCCGGGCTCGCCACGCGCGATAACATCCTCGCGGTCACGACAATCGTGCCGGGCACGGGCGGCGGGATTATTCAATTCACGACCCTGAGCGGCACCGTCAACGATCTGGCGCTGATTCCCGGTTGCTCGATCCTGTCGTGTCGCAATTCGTCGCCCCTGACCATCACCGGCCTGTCGGCCGGCGTGTCGGGGCAGCGTCTCACCATTTGGTCGGCGCCGTCCACCGTGGCTCTCGCGCATCTCAATTCGGGCTCGCTGGCGCCGAATCGGCTCATGAATTGGGTCTCCTCGGCGCCGACCATGCTCGCGAGTGGACCCTCGTTCGCCGGCGGCGCGGCGACGTACGTGTACGACGATGCCTTAGGTCGTTGGTCGCTGGTCGCGCACGAACAAGGCGCATGGATCGTTCCCCCATTCAATGCGGCCGATTTCACCGCCAGCGGCGGTACATGGACGGTCGCGTCCAACAATGTCTTGAATAGTTATCGCCTCAGCGGGCGCACGCTCATGCTCCGCATCTATATCTCTGGTACGACGATCACGGGCTCGCCGGGGTCGCTGACCATCACGATCCCGAACGGCTATACGCTCGCCAGCGGTGCGTTCGATCCGTTCACTCCGGCGCGCGTGGTTGATTCGGGCCCGTTCATGGGCATGGTCGCCGTACAAGGCGGTCCCACCTTATTAAGCGTGCTCACTGGTGTCGCTGGATCGGGCTGGACCGCCGGGTCCAGCCGGCAAATAGAGTTCACGAAATTCTTCGAAGTGGCCTAAAAAGAAGGGACACGACCAATGAGTGTGGGATTACCCGTCACCAAAAGCGAGATTGACACGCGCGCCGGCGACACCGCCCGCGCGTTTCAGCGCGCCTTCGAAGATGTCGCGACGCTGCAAACATTCTTGTCGAGCACGGCTGACCCTGACCTGATCGCGCTCGGCTACACCGCCGGGGAAGTGGCGACGCTCAAATCGGCCTATAGCGATCTCGTGCAGCTCGCGACGATCTGGACCGGGAGCGCCGCCTTGCCAGCGGCGAAGGACTTCCGCGCCTTCGTGCGGCTCTTGTGGGGCGTCGGGGCCTTCTAAATCACCGGGGAGAGTGACGCGAGTGCGTGCGCGAGCCGATCCACAAGCGCACGCAGATCGCGGATCTCGTCGTCGTCCCGTTTAATCAGGTGCTCAAGTCGCGTCAGTCGAATGTTCATCACATCCTCGACGCGCCGCAGTTCAGCCTGCCAGAGCTTCGTCACTTCACATCGTCCTGCTGGTCGCCAATCTTGATGGCGGCATCCACCGCACGATCGATCCGCTCCACCATGATCTGCAGCAACCGATTCACCTTCACGATCTGTTCTTCGCTTTCCACGAGGTGTTCCACGGCGGCGCGCATGAACTTGCCGCTGTCGCGTAGATCATGCGCCACCGCCGCGAGTTCATCGCGTAGCGCGTGAAACGGGTTATCACTCGTTGCCATGTTCTGTATCCTCACGGTGGACGTTCATCACATTCACGCGATCACTTGATGATCAGGAGACGGCCCAAGACGGCCAGCGTCAGCGCGACGTTGGTGCCGAGCATCCACTTCAGGAGTGTGAGGTCGCGCTCGATCGCATTGAATCGGTTGTCGTAGCCAGCCAACTCCTCAGCCGCACGGGCGGCTTTCTCCGCATTGCCGGGGTCGAGTAGGGCATCTTGCAACGCGCCAAGACGGAGACTCATCGTCCGATCCTTTCTCACCATGCGAGCGGCGCTTTCAGGTCCACCAGATCCTCAAGGCCGGCGATCTTGTCGGCGTGCGTGTGGCGCTCCCAATCATCGGGCCGTTCGGGCAGAGCCACGAAGACCCCCTCGCGATCCTCGTCGGTGATCTTCCATGTGAATTTCCCGGTCGGGGTGTGGACGCATACCACCCACCGCCATGTATCGGTCGCCGTGGTCGCGGTCGCCGCCGGCGCCACGTGCGCCGGGAACTGCGCGCACAACAACCGCAACAGGAGATTGCGCTCGTACAAGAGTTCGTAGCGATTGCGGCGCGCGGCGTCGCGTTGGGCGGTCGCCGACGAGGGCCGCCGGCCGCGGCGGGGCTTCTCCGTCATGCGTGCGGTCCCAACGCGTAGCGGCCTTTACTGACCCGCGTGAACCTGCCGGATTTCAAGCCCGCGGCCATGCAGGTCACGACGTTCGAGGCGCCCTTCTTGACCCCCGCCATCAGGTCTTTGAGGCTGGATTCGCCGTGGGCTTGCAGGTACGCGTGAATGCCATCCACGACGGGTCCGCCGAGCCGGCTTCCCCTGCGGCTGCCGCCCGTCTTGGCCACGGCGCGCTTCGCGGCCTTGGCCTTGTGGATGGCCTTCGAACGCTGCTTCATCAGCCGCGCCATCTTGGCGCGGCGGGCCGGCGTCCATGACGCCTTGAGGCGCTGCGCGTGGACCTTGCGCTCGGCGAGCAGGCGCTCGATCGTTACCGCGTCGTCGCCCGCCGTCTCGGGCGCGGGCTTCGTGGCGACGATTGGCCAGTGCCCGGTGCCGTTCCCGTTGCGCAGGGGCGCCTTCAGTAGTTGCGGCGCGGTCGGACTGAGAAACATCTCCGGCCATTCCCGATGGTAGATCGCTAACTCCTGTTCGATCGCGGCGACCTTCTGTGCGACGCCCGCCGCGGCGAAGGCGTGTAGTTCAGCTTTGTTCATCGCTCTCCATCCCCCCTCGTGTGACACGTGCGTGTGGCGTGGTCTAACGTCGGCGCCTCTTGCGGGGCTTCGTGTCGGCCTCTTCCTTCAACGCGCGGTCCTTGATCGTCTGATAGGTCACATCCGCGGCATGCACCTGTGCGACGTTGTAGCCAGCGCCTTCGAGAATCGCGAGCACGGTCCAGTAGGACGTCACGCCGAGCCCTTTGAAGGTGCCGATCTCGTGGGCGCGGTCGGCCAGATCGCCCAACGTCGTAATGTTCATCTGCTGAATGACGCGGTTGAGTTTCGCCGCGGCCATCGGATGCGGACAGCCGAGCCGGCCGAGACTCCACCGGTTCCATTCGAGGCGGCCGATCACCAGCAACGGCCGGTGATCGCGGGTCGCAAAGCCCTGTCCGAGAATGCGGGCGTGCGTCGTGGGGTCCACAAATTTCGGTGGCGATTGGGTCGGCTTCATCGCTTCTTGGGCGCCGCGGGCACCTTGGCCCACGCGGCGATCAGGTCCACGATCTTTTGTTTCATCGTGATGCCTTCGAGGGCCGCCTTGCTCTTGGCCTGTTTCCAGACCGAATCGTCAATGTGTCGAATCACAAAACTCGCCATGCGTCGGAGTCTCCTTTTAAGTAGTCAAGATAATCGAGGTAACGTAAGATGTCAACATCACGTCCCACGTGGTGGCGGATGTGATATGTCCCCTCATCCTTTCAATTTCAGCAGCGTCACGAGACCCGAAAACAGCGCGGTCATGAAGCCGAGCATGACCACGTTCCACTTAATAATGTTGGCCTGCATCTGGCCCATGTCTGCGTGGAGTTCCGATCGGAGTTCTCGGATATCCGCCTTAGTTAATTGAATATCCGCCTTCGTGTCTCGAATGTCCGCTTTGGTGGCGAGCTGTTCGTAGTCCTGAATGCCCATCACCGAGGTCGCCGCGGCCCGCGCGGTATCCTCCTCCAGTCCCGCTTTCAGGAGGGCCGTGTAGAGTTCGGCAACAATTTGTGTCATGTCTACACGAAGCCGAAGGGACGGGGGGTGGTGTCGTCGGGTACCGAGTCGTCGTCTTGGGGCGGCCGTTCGACGTTGAGATCCAGCACAACGCCGCCCGCGAACGATTGCCGCAGAGTGAGGAAGTCGGCCGTCTTGATCGTCGTCATGGCCGGCGCCGCCGCGTGAATGTCGTTCCATTCGTCGCGCGTGTCGATAAATTCGTTGATCCGATGGCCCGACAGCGGAATGCTGGGGTGGGCGTCGAGAAAATCCGCCAGTTCGCGCAGTCCTTGAATCGTCATCGTTCGTTCAGTCATGTCTCGCTCTCCTGTCACGTGGTTGTGGGGTGTGGGGTGGTGCGTCCTGTGAACATCGGTCAACGGCGGCGGTCCTCCTCCAGATGTTTAAGCCGGGCGTCGAGTACCTCCTCAACGCGGTGAAGCTCCGCGCGCCAGAGTTCGACCAGATGGCGTTGGAAATCGCTAAACCGTTGGTTCATCTGCCGGTCAAGTGCGTCGATGCGTGTCGAGAGCGCGGACCACATAAACAGGGACAGCGCCGTGTTGACGAGCAGCGGGACGCCAATCGCGAGATAGAGTTGCGTATTAGTCATTAGCGTAGAGAGTCTCCAATCACAACCTTAGCTGTCAAGGCTACGTACCACGTCGTGCTATGGATGATTCCGTCAGTCCTTTGTGCCAGCGCGCTGGCGGGTAATCGCTTCATTGAGGAGGTGCCGCAGCTCGTCGCCGGGCCGGCGGAAGTCCCGCTCGGCGAGCCACTGCAGGCCCGTGACCTCTTCGTCGGTCAGCTTGAGAAGAAAGACGCGCGTGCGCTTCGTGGCGACCTTTCGGATGTCGTCCGCCATCACGCCCTACTCACGTGGTGGATGAGTTGCGCACAGTATTCGCACGCCGTGCAGGCCATGAACGGCCGGGCGACTTCACGCATCGGGATCGGGGCGTCGCGCCGCTGGAACGCCGGGGCGAACGGGACCGCGATGGTCCCGTCCGTCACGAGTTCGAGCACGCCGCCGCAGCGGGGGCACATCACGCCCCACTCGCTTTCCGTGCGCGCTTGGCGCGCCGCTTCGCTGCGTTGGCCTTCCGGGTCTTGAGCGCCTTGGCCCGCATGGCCGGGGTAAACACCGGCTGGGTGCCGCTGGCCTTGCGCTCGGCCGCGAGCCGCCGGCCGTGGCGCCGCCGCACCATCGTACTCACCGCGTCCTGTTGCCGCAGCAGCAGGCGCACGACAGACGGCGGCAGCGTGTAGCGGGCGGGCTTCGTGGCATTCATCATCTGGACAAACACCGTGGTCCCCTCCGCCCACTTCACCGTCTGCACGATGTAGCTCGTCGCGTTGCCATAAAAATCCACATCCTGTTGCACCGCCGGGAGCGTGTGGGCGCCATCGGGATGGCCGAGCAAGTTCGCCAGCGTGAGTTCAAACGGGTCAGTCGGCAGCAGTGGGCTGCGCTCGTCGGTCGTGATCGTCATCAGTGTCTCGCCTCCATGCCAATCATGGTATCACAAGTAGCTTTGATTACCAAACGGTGTCCCACGTCGTTGTCTGGTGATCAGGCGCCGGGCTTATTCAGGGACAAGAGCTGAACATCGCGCCATGCCACCGCTTGCGCGGGGTAGATCAAGGTACCGATGCGCTGGCGCAACACCAGCCGATCGGTTTCGTTCTCGCAGGGCGGGGCCGCGAAGGTGCCGTACACGTGGGCGGTGCCGCCCCACACGTTGGCGAGCCCGGCCCGCTGCGCCTCCGCGGCATAGTGGGCGACGTGGACCGGGCCGACATAGATCCGCACACGGTAATAATGCGTGGTGCTCATCGCTTGGTCGCCGCTTCGATGGCGGCCCACAGGCCCGCCGCCTGATACAGAAACATCTCTGCCGCCGCCCGACTGTAAAAGGTGTCGGGGTGGCCGTCGATCGTGAAGACGTTGCGTTCGCGGTCATAGCGGATCACCGTACCAAGACACGGGACACAGAAGGCGGGGCGCTGTTTAGTCATGCAGTCAAGATAGCCGAAGTAATCTAGGCTGTCAACATCACGTCCCACGTGCGTGTCGTGTGAGGGCGCCGCGATCCGATTCCCTCGACACCAGCCGTGTCGCCGCGGTGCAGTTTGTAGAAGGGGCTGCGCTCGCGCCGGGCGATCCAATTTCATCGAAACCAGCCGTGTCTTCCGGTTGCATTTTTAGGAGCTGGGTGGGGCTGGACGTCAGGTGGCCGGGGGCCGGCCCGGAGCCCGCCGCCGGAGCCCGCCGCCGGAGCCCGCCGCCGGAGCCCGCCGCCGGAGCCCGCCGCCGGGGCCGCCGGAGCCCGCCGCCGGAGCCCGCCGCCGGAGCCCGCCGCCGGAGCCAATCATCGCGCCGATCGTCCCGACTCGCAAGGTCGCACGTCAACGCGTTAGTACGCGATCGGCCTTAGCACGGATCCGTGTACTAAGAAACAATCAAAAACGATAGGCTCTAGAGCGCATGAGGATTCGCTAGGACGCGCGATCGCCAATTCCGGCGGGCTCAGTATGACCATGCCGCCGATCCGCGCTCCTGAGCCAAATTCCGTTTTACGTAAATCACGCGATCGCGTGGTACGCGGTTGACAGTATCTTGACAACCTAAGTAATATTGACAACCTACGTAACAATCGTTAACCCGCGACAGAGGTATGAGAGATGACTATTTCAGAGATGATCGTGTTTTTAGGCAAAGCCATTGCGGCACGGTTGCCAGTACTGATTACTGGTGCTCCCGGTATTGGTAAATCGGATCTGGTCGACCAGTCGGCACGTGCCGCGGGAGCCGATATGATACTGAGCCATCCAGCGGTATCCGATCCAACAGACGCTAAGGGGTTGCCTTGGGTTGTTGACGGCGCAGCTACTTTCCTCCCGTTCGGCGAATTGCATCGGGCCATACACGCGACACAACCGACTGTATGGTTCCTAGATGATCTTGGGCAAGCCACGCCAGCGGTACAGGCGTCCTTCATGCAATTACTGTTAGCCCGCCGCGTCAATGGCCATGCACTATCAGATTATGTGACGTTCATTGCCGCCACCAACCGACGAGCCGATCGCGCGGGCGTTAGCGGCATATTGGAACCCGTCAAAAGTCGGTTCGCGTCGATCGTCGAATTAGTGCCAGACGTCGATTCATGGTGTCAGTGGGCGTTAGATCACAACGTACCGCCGGAACTCATCGCGTTTCTACGGTTCAAACCGGATCTACTGTGTGCGTTCACTGCGAGTAATGATCTCGTCAATTCTCCCGTGCCGCGTACATGGTCCCATGCCGCGAAAATTTTAGATCTCGGGTTGCCTGCTGGTGTGCAACATGCCGCGTTAGCGGGAGCGGTGGGTGATGCCGCCGCCACTGAATTACTCGCTTTCCTCCGGTTGTACGCTCAGCTCCCGAACATTGATCAAATTCTGTTGACGCCTACGACGGCGCCAATACCAACCGCTCCCGCAAGTCTGTACGCGGTGGCGTCTGCTCTGGCGTACCGAGCGAACAAAGGTAATTTTGATCGCATCGCGCAATACTGCACTCGGCTCATGTCAGCACATGGAGAATTTGCGGCTCTGTGCGTACGTGATTGCGTCCGACGTCAACCGGACGTGACACAAACGACGGCTTACGTTCGTCTGGCGGTTGGTGATTTCGGACAATTAATTTCAGGAGGAATACGTTAATGGTTGCTCAGACGTCGATCCATTCGCGGGCTCTGTTGGTATGGTTGCGGATCTCAACATGGTCGGCACGTCGGTACGACAAAAAGGTTTCAGCGGAAGTGAACGCCAGACACAATGCAAGCGACGATGCCGGACGCTATAACAAAATGTTACTACCGGGAGATGCCACCGCCTACAAACAATTGACGGCTCTCGCGGGTTCTATTCGCGCGCAACATTACGCGCATACGCTGGCATGGTCTGATGAGGGTTGGCGGTTGTTGCCAACCGCGAATTACGCGAACTATACGCAATGGTTGCGCGATCGCCAGCGGGAGTTCACAAACGCCCTGAACGTATTCGCGTCGGACTATCCTGCACTCCGAGCACAGGCGGCACGGTTGCTGAACGGGTTGTATCGCGATGAGGATTATCCGGACACGCAAGATCTCCGTTCACGGTTTGCACTGTCAGCGGAATTTGAACCAGTACCGGCACACGGAGATCTACGCGTCGACCTTGGAGCCGACCAGATAGCCATAATAGAATCCGCGATCGCCGACCGTACGACACGTGCCGTACATGACGCGATGAGAGACGCATGGACACGTCTACACGACGTCGTAGCGAAAATTGCCGATCGTCTGTCACAACCCGATGCAATCTTTCGTGATTCTCTAATCAGCAATGCTGAGGAAGTATGCGACGTCCTAGAACGGCTGAACGTAACAGACGATCCGAACCTTGAAGCGATGCGCGTACGCGTCCGACGTGAACTCACACGTTTTTCTCCGGACGTTCTTCGTGATGTACCATCGCATCGCCAGCAAACCGCCGAACGTGCCGCGAATATTCTGCAAGCTATGTCTGGGTTGCTGTCATGAACGCATTAGCCCGCGTCATAGCGGCACGTGCCGCGTTAGTGCTGGATCAACCGTTTTTCGGTGTACTCGCTCTGCAATTAACGCTTGTGTCGGATGACACGTGCGATACGGCTTGGACGAACGGCCGATCGCTCGGATTTAATCCGGCATTCGTCGCAACCTTGACCGCCGAACAATTGATCGCTCTCATCGCGCATGAAGTACTGCACTGCGCTTGCGGTCATCCATGGCGCCGCGATGGGAGAGATCCAGAACGCTGGAATAATGCATGCGATTACGCGATAAATCCCGTGGTACGCGATGCTAGTTTTACCTTGCCAGACGGCGCCTTATTGGATCCATCGTACGACGGTCGACACGCGGAATACATTTACGATCGGCTCCCGCAGCAGGGAGCGCAGCAGGGAGCGCAGCAGGGAGCGCAGCAGGGAGCGCAGCAGGGAGCGCAGCAGGGAGCGCAGCAGGGAGCGCAGCAGGGAGCGCAGCAACCGAATCCGCAAGGTGAACTCCGAGATGCACCAGCAGACACGGATCCAGATTCGCTGAGCGAATCCGATTGGAAAGAAATTACGACGCAAGCACAAGCACTTGCACACGGTACGTTGAGTGCTGATGCATCGCGTGGGATTACTGCACTGAAACGGCCGATCGTTGATTGGCGATCGGCTCTACGTCGGTTCATGCAAGCGATCGCAATGGCGGATTATTCGTGGACACGTCCTAGCACGCGTTATCTGGCGTCCGGCTTATTTCTCCCATCGATGAGAAGCGATGCATGCGGCACGATCGTTGTTGCGATCGACACCAGCGGATCGATCGATACCGTGTTACTTGCGCAATTCCAAAGTGAACTCCGTTCAATCGTCGACGAATTAAAACCGCGATCGGTTCATGTCATCTATTGCGACTACGACGTGTGCGGTACTGCGGAATTTTCAACCGACGATCCGATCGATCTAGTGCCGCGTGGCGGTGGCGGTACTCGCTTTGCACCAGTATTCGATCATGTCGACACGCAACAGATCGAACCGTCTGCACTGGTGTATATGACCGATCTAGATGGCCCGATGCCGGACGTACCGCCCGCCTATCCTGTGCTTTGGGCAAGTACGTCCGGACGCGATCGCTCGGTACCGTTCGGCGAAGTAATCCCGTTAGTCTGACAACCGCGGGCTCTGGCCACCGCCGCCAGAGCCCGCCACCGCCGCCAGAGCCCGCCACCGCCGCCCGAGACCGCCACCGCCGCCCGACCCCGCCGCCCCC